TTTACATGTATATTTGTGAACGTCCTGATAACACCCGTGTAGGGGCTAATTGCAATTAGCCCTTCCACATGGGGGCAATTGAAAACATGGGTGATTTGTAACATGGGTAATTTGCAATATGGGCGAATTTGTAATGTTGGCGATTTGAGGGAAAACACACGCAACAGCATAGAGCGAATTGTAACATGGGTGAATTTGGAATGGGGGCAAATTGTAACATGGAGGCGATTGGGAATGAGGGTGAATTGTAACATGGCGAATTTGAAATGTGGGCAAATTTGGAATGGGGACGAATTTGAAATGTGGGTAATTTGCAATATGGGCGAATTGCATCACATACTCCGCTGCGCCAGCTCGCGGACTTTGCCCCTACAACGTGCGCAAACATACTCACGCCAATATCAATGTTCAATGATTAATGACTTCTGCTCACTCTTCACTCTTCACTTTTCACTTTTCACTCTTAACTCTTCACTCTTCACTATCTTCCTAAAGGCTGGATTATAGAGGGCTTCTTGGTCGTATTGCTTACGCAGGCGGTAGATGGTCGATGGAGCGCGCCCCAGCAGCAGGCAGAGCTGGGAGACGCTGGCGCCCTCTTGGCAGGCTAAGTGTACCAAGAACAAGCGCGCATATAGGTGCTTAGGCACTCGACTGGTCGAACATATCTCCTGTGCCAAACAGCCCGTCAGCCGGCAGACCTTCGTGAGGATTTGCCCAAGACGCTCATGGCTCAGCCCCGTGGGACAACTCGCTGACTCACACGAAGATGACCCGTTGCTTTCCCGCTCTTGCGAAGGACTCTTGGCCTTCTCAAAACTATAGCGGATGCTACCCCCCAAGGCCTGAACGGTGGTATACAAATGTACAAAAACTTCTCGATAGGATTCCTCTATCGATTCTTCTGGAATGGTAATATAAAGCATTTTTTTAATGATTAATGATCAATGGTTAATGATTAATTTTTAATGATCAATGATTAATGCTCACCCGTCAATATGGGCGATTTGCAAATCGCCCCTACAACAGAAGGCAAAAAACCCTCATGCTAATATGAAGTAAACTCTACTCAATGATCAATGAGTAATGAGCAATAACCTCTGCTCACTCTTCACCACATACCCAAGCTCATTCGCTTGGCTACACTTTTCACTCTTCACTCTTCACTCTCCCCTGCCCTCTGTTCAAAAAAGTATTTCAAGGCGATTTCTTTTTTCAGGGCGATTTCCTCATAGAGGGAGGCGGAGGGGTTGTATCTGGGTCTGTTCTCTTTACAGAGTTCGAGTCGTTCCTTCTGGTAGCGAGCTTGTAGGAGTTTTTTTTCCTCTGGAGAGAAATCAGGGAGCATGCCCACCTGCCGCATGGCATCGAAGAGCCAAGAGCAGAACAAGGGCATTTGTCCGGTTTGCAAGTACTGCTGCTGCATCTGCTGGACGAGTGCTTCTATGCGTTCTCGGGAGGGAGGTGCAGGGGGTGTCTCCTCTCGGGGAGTCCTCTCGAGGGAGAGGTGAGGATGGTTTTGGCGTGTTTTCCTAAGCCAAGAGACATACTTGGTGAGTACCTGAGCTATATAGGGTGCATTGATCAGGTTGTAGTGCGCCGTAGCTTCCCCCAGTTCCCCATAGCGCTCGAGCTGGAATGCCTTGTGGAGCTCCTCCAAAGCCAAGTGAGCAAAGCGGCTACAGATAAGGTTGGAGATATCCTCCTTGTTCATGGCATCAATAGTGCCCTTGATACCTATCAAAGCCGCATGCTGAGTGACAATCAGCCCAATAGCCATACGGGCTACCGGCTCGGGCTGTTCTCGCAAAGGAGCAAAGTCCCTGAGCTTCTCGACAAAGCCCACGGGAGAAAGCCCATTACCAACCTTGGAGATTTGCGCTAAGAGAAGCTGCGGTTTGTCTTCCTGCCACATAAGTGTTGGCTTGTGTGGTATTGTTGTTAGTCTCTGCGGACAAGATGTTTCCATTTTCATCGATAACTAAGGGTTGAGATTGTTTGTTTTTGGGGAAAGATTGCTGTTTGTTCTCATGAGCGCGCCGTGTTTCCCAGTGTCGTATAGCAGCGCGCCAGTCCTTCATAGGCTGATTCCCCACGCGCCAGCCCTTGGAGGCATAGAAGCTACAGAAGCTCTCAGGGGAGATATCATTGCCGCGCTCCCTACAATAGGCTGCCACTTCTGCAGGAGAGGGAGGGGTGAATGCCTTGGCCGAGGATTTTTCTTTTTCTTTTTGCGCGGAATTTTTTTCTTTTTCTTCCTTAAGCGTCTCTACCGAAAGCTCTTGAAAATCAATTTCTTCGATGCCACTTTTTTTTACACTCGCGCTTTTTTGTTTCTTTTTTTCTAAAAAAGAAAGATCATTATCATTATCATTATCATTGACATTATCATTATCATTAAGCGATAAATTTTTCGGGGGGCGATTTTTCTTATCGGGGGGCGATTTTTTCATCGCTTGGGCGATATCCTCAGCATCTTCTAAAGAAAGAGCTCCTTTGAGCACTTTCTGATAAAGATCTTTATGCCATCTCTTAAGATTTCCCATGCGCCCACTCACTTTACTTGATACGACTGTTTTATGATACTTATCTTCATCTCTATCAAGGGTTTGTTGTATAAACCCGAAGGCGATTTTTGCCATAGGCGAGAGCGTAGGCGTTTTGCCATTGAGGGCATACTGGGCTACTGCTTGGTACAGTTCGAGCTGAATCTCAGCGGGTAATTGCTCCATTACGTTGAGCCAATCACGATAAAATACAAATGAATCCTTCATAATAATCAATGTTCAATGACTAACGATTAATGATCAATGAGTAATGAGTAATAGACTACTAATCTACATTAAAAACGTTGCAAAATTACAACATTTTGAAGCCGAAAACAAGAGATTTAACATATAAGAGGGCAGCGGAGAGTGAAAAGTGAAGAGTGAGCAGAGGTCATCAATCATTAATCATTGACATGTTAGCACAAGGATTTTGCATCCTGCTGTAGGGGCGATTTGCAAATCGCCCATGTCCTGCATTGACAGTGAGCGGTGAGCGGTAAGCAGAGGAAGTTAAATAGAAAAAATCAATAGTGGTATAGAAAAAAATAATAAAAATCTATTGGTCGAAGAAGAAAATCGCCCTACCTTTGCACCGTCAAAGAAACAAAAAGATAAATTGTTTTTCATATATTAGATTTTGTGGTTAGAATTGGTAAAAGAGAGCTTGCGCTCTCTTTTATTTTTTACCGCTCACTCAGCCTAAAGTCTTGCACTTTCATGGGAACACGTTCGGGGTCGTTGGTATTGGCGCGGAAGGTGACAGGCTCGGAGCTCTTGTAGCCTGAAGCACTCGCCTGTAGGGTATAGTTATGATCCACTTGTAGCACTACTGTATACCCCCCTTGAGTATCGCTTGGAAGGGACTGTTGATCACCTGTGGTAAGGTCTTTCAGGGTAATCATCCCGCCTGCTATAGCCACATGATTACGTCTATTCATCAGTGTACCAGACACTTTGTAAGTAGTAGGGCGCTGCTGTATTCCCTCCAGTGGATCTTCTAAAACAGAAAAGGGAAGTGAGGCCGCCACTACACTCCCCCCTACTATTGCAGTAAGCAACCCTGCAAAAAATAACTTTTTCATACTTATTACATTTATTTTCTCTGAACTACAAGGCAAATATAAAAATTTTTTCATTGTTTATGGGCTTTATTTTGTTAATTGTATTTATTTTAACAATTTTTAGAACCTGGAAACAAAGTCCTCTGTATGGGCGATTTGCAACAAGGGCGATTTGCAATTCGCCCCTACAACGTGCGCAAACATACTCACACCATGCCCGTGATGCTTTTTTGTGTATTTACATGTATATTTGCGAACGTCCAGAAAACACACATGTAGGGGCAAAGTCCGCGAGCTGGCGCAGCGGAGTATGTGAGCAATTCGCCCTCCCACATGGGGGCAATTGAAAATATGGGCGAATTTGCAATGTGAGCGATTCGAGGAAAAAACGCACGCAACAGCATAGGGCGATTTGCAAATCGCCCCTACAACACACGCAAAAAACCTCATGCCAATATCAATGTTCAATGATCAATGATTAATGATTAATGTTCTTCAATGATTAATGATTACTGACCCCTGTTCACCGCTCACTGATCACTGACCTCTGCTCACTTTTCACTTTTCACTGCCCTCTCCCCTCCCACTTCTATTCTCATTTCTCACAACGACTCTTCTTGACTTGTACATCAAAAATGTTGTACTTTTGCATCGTATTTAAAACAGGTCTTAGGTGTTAGTCTACAAAACCCTAAAACCCCATAATCCTAAAACCATGAACAAAGAAGAATTTTTATCGCTCTTGACAGAGAAATTTTCAGGAATGGATGCCACTCACTTGGAGTCCTTAGCTGCTTCCTTGGCTGCCCAACAGCCTGATGCTCACCAAGGACAAGCCTTGGTCAATAAGCTCACCACAGAGCAAGTGGCGGACTATCTTGCGGCAACAACCCCCACCCCGACAGGCACAACTCCCTCTGTGGCAGGGGATACCCCAAGTGCTGCGGACTCCTTGGACAAGCGCATCGAGGAGAGTGTACGAAAGGCTGTGCTGGCTTTCGAACAGCGCCTAAGCCTATTCGAGACACAACAAAAACAACAGCTACAACACAACCGCCTTCAGGAGGTACTCGCCCAGTGCCAAGATAGTAATTTCCGCATGCAGAGTCTCCGTGACTTCCCCCTAATGCACTTTGCTACCCCTGCCGATTTCGAACAATATTTACAACAAAAGAAAAATGACGTACAACAAGCAAATCAAACCCTCGCCAACAGAAGCTTGGCATTACAACACCCACCTTTTTACACCAAGGAGACACCGCGCCAGAATGTCTCTCCTGCGGTGGTCTCTTTTATCCAACTCCAAGCCAACGCGCAGCAACAATTCAAAGGAAAACAAGTATAACTCTTTTACCAACAACGACCTATGAAATTACACATTACCGAATCCTACCCCTCCCCAGGTCTTTTTATGCACACCCTGGCCGACCTCCCCGGTGGAGTAACCATTACAACAGAGGTTTTAGGGGGCGCTAAACTGATCGCAGGAACGCCTATCGGCAAGGACTCCCTCGGGCGCTATGCCGCCGTGAAAACAGCCCGAACCTCCACTACCCTGACAAGCGCCTCTGCTACTGAGATAAAGATTGCCAAGGGACATCACTTCCTCCCTGGGGACTATATCGCTGCGGATACCGCTAAGGGGCAGAAAATCAAAACAATCAATAAGCAAAACCCTGAGTATGACCTCCTGACTCTCGAGACAGCTTTAGGAGTGGAACTCCCTAAGGAAACACCCCTATTCCAGTCCAAGGGCAATGACCTCCTCCCCAAGGTGACCCCCGTGGCTTTGGCTTCTTACACCTACTTAGTGCCTATGCGCGACAACCTTTTCTGTGCCGCTTGGGTGAGTTGCGTAGTGAGTGAAGCCCTCATGCCCCCTATGCCTAAAACCATCAAAGACGCCCTCAAAGGAGTTATCTTTTTATAATGATCAATTTTCAATGATCAATGATTAATTTTCAATGATCAATTTTCAATGATCAATTTTCAATGATCAATTTTCAATGATCAATTTTCAATGATCAATTTTCAATGATCAATGATTAATTTTCAATGGTCAATGGTCAATCATTAATCATTGTTCATTATTCATTATTCATTATTCTCTAATTATTAAAAAAATGAATGCATCACTTATGACAGGTCTTAACCAGACCGATTTGCAAGCGGTTGTAGGCTCCTACAATCTCGAACAATATTATTATCCTACTCTTTTTCCTTTGCGAGAGGCTTCTACCCTCTCGTGGCGTATGCTTCAGGGGCAAGCAGGGCTAAAAGTAGCCGGAGATATCATCGCTCGTGGCGCTTCTATCCCTAAGAAAAACCGCAAAGGACTCTCTAAGCTCTCTGGGGATATCCCTAAGCTCTCCATCGCTCGCGAGAAGAATGAGGACGAACTCACTGAGTACGACCTAATGGTAGCTGCCTGTGGCGCCAATCCCGATATGCTCTCCCTTATCGAGTTCTGGGCTGATGACACCAAGGCCTGCTGGCATGGTATCGCTGCTCGTGCCGAATGGATGGCGCTCCAACAGATTTCCTTAGGACGCTTCTCGCTGACTACCGAGAACAACGCTTCTGTGGTAAGTCAGTACGACTTGGATTACCAAATCCCTGCCGCTCAGAAAATAGGAGTAGAGGCCTCTTACAACAATAATACCACCGGAAAACCCCTCTCCAAGGACTTCATCAAGGCCTTGCGCTTAGGACAACAGCTCCATGGGGTCTCTTACAAATATGCCTTTATGAACGTGGATACCTTCCTCAAGTTTGCCTCACAAGAGGAAGTAGGCAAGCGCTGTGCTCCCTATGCGAATGCTCCCCTTGCCGATGCTCCTGACCTGAGTACCGTCAATGCCTACCTTGCCAAGCATGCGGAGACTTATCGCGGTTTGCAGATCATCGTCATCGACCAGGAGATCTCCTTGCAATCCATCAGCGGGGAGACAAGAACGGGCAACCCCTTCGAGGACGACGTGATTCTCTTCTCCGAAAGCAAGGTCTTGGGCAATACCTACTGGAAAGCCCCTATCGACATGAAGATGACTTCCTCCCACGCCCTAAAGGTGCTCCACGGGCATACCCTCATCAAGAAGTATTCCGAAGAATCCCCTGTGCGTGAGGTCACCGAAGGTATCGCTAACCTCTTCCCTGCCTGGAACCTCGCCGCTCGCTCCATCCTTATGCAAACCAACAGCACCTCATGGAACAAGAACTAATGACCAATGCTCTATACCTGAGCCGTACCCTCTCGCCCTTAGGGATAGAGAAGGAAACCCTCGAGCTGCTTCTGCTCAAAGCGCAGCTATCTCCACAAGCCCCCGTGGAGATAGCCCGCTGCGACAGAGCCATCTACCAATTCTTCTCCTTGATACTGGCACCCGCCTCCCTGAAGAAAAGCGAAGGTGCCTACTCCCAAAGCTGGAACTTAGAAGCCCTCAAGGAGTACTACACCGCCCTATGCTATGAGCTGGGCGAGCGCAACATCCTCTTCCCCTCCCACGCCCCTAAACTCAACGACCAATCACAGATATGGTGAGGTCAGTGAACAGTGATCAGTTGTCAGTGATCAGTGATCAGTGATCAGTTGTTCACCGTTCTCTGTTCTCTGCTCTCTGTTCTCTGCTCTCTGTTCTCTGCTCTCTGCTCTCTGTTCACCGTTCTCTGCTCTCTGCTCACCGTTCTCTGCTCTCTGCTCACCGTTCTCTGTTCTCTGCTCTCTGCTCTCTGCTCTCTGTTCACTGCTCACTGTTCAAAAATGCTTTACCCTCATTATCTTTTTCTTCTTACTCCATCGCTCTCCCAGCAGCGGGATGATGGCACATGGACGGCGAGTACCCTCTCGCGCTCCTTTGCCTGTCGCTGCTTGCAGGAGGCCAATAGCAAGGGGCAGGAAGTACCTCTGGCCAATAGCCTCTACCATCATGTACAGACCGCCAATGCCTCCTTCCGCCGCTTCGCCTATGTGGTGTACCTCCCCCGCGATGCCCCACACATCCCCGAGGGCTCCCTTATCCTTATTGCCAACGACCCCGAAGGCAACGCCCCCCGTAGCTGCTCCATCGTACAGAAATACGACCAAGGACAACTGCATAATAGAATCTTTTTATAATGATCAATGTTCAATGTTCAATTTTTAATGTTCAATGTTCAATGTTCAATGTTCAATTTTTAATGTTCAATGTTCAATGTTCAATGTTCAATTTTTAATCATTTAAGTTTCGTAAGTCATTTTTAGATTATAATTAGGCTTATAATTGTTTAATAATCAATATATTGTAAATAGAACCTCCCCCTTACCCCCTCCGAGAGGGGGAAAGCCAGCGAGTGCTCACAGCTGGGTATGTGGGATGCGTTGAAAAA